TGCCTTCTGGACATTTTTGTTTAACATACGTACAAAAAAGAAAAATACCAGAAAAGTTTTTTGATAACCTCTATTTCACAACCAACTATGAGAAGTTCATTAAGAAACTCATACCTGATTGTGATAAAGAATTAGTACCTGATGCTCGTCTAGTTATACCTTTCTATGACCATTACAATGAATTAATCGCTGTAACTGGTCGATCATTGGAATCTGGAAGTAAAGTGCTTCGTTATGTTACCGTGAGAACAAACGATTCAAAAGATAAGTTATTGTTTGGTATGGATACAGTTGATTTAAATCAACCAGTAAGAATTGTAGAAGGCCAGTTAGATTCCTTGTTTCTAAATAACTGCATCGCTTCAGGTGATGGAAATCTTTCAATCGCAGCTAAGAATGTAGATTGCAAAGAAAAGATTCTCATCTATGATAATGAAAAAAGAAATAAAGAAATTCTAAAGATGATGCACAATTCGATAGAATTAGGTTATAAGGTAGTGATATGGCCAGATTATATTGAAGCCAAAGATATAAATGAAATGGTAATGTCAGGCATTTCACCTGACGCAATTGAAGAAATTATAAGTAATAATACTTTTTCTGGTTTGGAAGCACAAACTAGATTTACATTTTGGAAAAGAGTTTAACATGAAAGTTAATTTGATTAGTTATTCACAAATAGCACGAACATCAGGTGGTGGCATTGAAAAAGATTTACAAGAGTTAGTCGCTTTCTGTGCAAGAGTATCAAATCCCAGTAACCAATCAAATAAAGAAACAAGTGAGAAGTTAATTCGTTATCTCATCAAAAACCAACACTGGTCACCTTTAGAGATGGTGAGTATGTGTTTAGAAATTGAAACCACAAGAGATATTGCTAGACAGATGCTTCGTCACCGTTCTTTTTCTTTTCAGGAATTTTCACAGCGTTATGCTAATCCTGTAGAAGATTTGGATTTTGTGTATCGTGAAGCTAGATTACAAGATACAAAGAATCGACAAAATTCTATTGAAACGAATGATGATTACTTGCAAGAAAGATGGGAATCAGAACAAGCATCAGTAATTCTAAGAGCAAAACAAGCGTATGAGTGGGCTATAGAAAATGGTCTTGCAAAAGAACAAGCCCGTGTAGTTTTGCCAGAAGGTCTAACAGTATCACGTTTGTATATGAATGGAACCTTGCGTAGTTGGATACACTACATACAGTTACGTTCAGCAAACGGCACACAAAAAGAGCACATGCTCATCGCACGTAAATGTGCAGAAGTAGTTGCCAAAGTATTTCCGATGGCAAAAGAATTCACAGAAAATTAATAACAATAAAATTGGAGCAGCGAATGGAAGATATCATCAATGGTATTAAGGTAGACTATTCTCAAGATAGTTTGTTTGATGAGTTGGGTGTAAAAAGATTAAAAGAATCTTACATGAAAGAGGAAGAAAACTCTCCACAAGAAAGGTTTGCATATGTTTCAAAAGCTTTTAGTTCAAATGAAGAACATGCACAAAGACTTTATAATTATAGTAGCAAGCATTGGCTTAGTTATTCTACTCCCATTCTTAGCTTTGGCCGTAGTAAGCGTGGCCTTCCTATCTCTTGTTTCTTACCTTATTTGGATGATAGTGCTGAGGGCTTGGTCGATACGTTATCGGAAGTCAACTGGCTTTCAATGTTAGGAGGAGGAGTTGGAATTGGTCTTGGTATTCGTTCTGCTGATGATAAGTCTGTTGGCATTATGCCTCACTTGCGTACCTATGACGCTTCTTCTTTGGCGTATAGGCAAGGTAGGACCCGCCGCGGTTCTTACGCTGCTTATCTTGATATTAGTCATCCAGATATTCTTATTTTCTTAGAGATGCGTAAACCAACGGGTGATCAAAACATGCGTTGTTTGAATTTACATCACGGAATTAACATTACAGATGACTTCATGCATTTAATTGAAAAGTGTATGTTAGACCATGATGCAGATGATACATGGGAACTAAAAGATCCACATAGTGGTGAAGTACGTGACAAAGTTTCTGCGAGAGAATTGTGGCAACGTGTACTTGAAATGCGTATGATGACGGGTGAACCATATTTGCATTTTATTGATACAAGTAATCGTGCAATGCCAGAATTTCAAAAGAAATTAGGTCTATCAATTAAACAAAGTAATCTATGCAGCGAAATTATTTTACCAACCGACAAAGAAAGAACTGCTGTTTGCTGTCTTTCGTCATTGAATTTGGAGTATTTTGATGAGTGGAAAAATGATAAACTTTTTTTACGGGACACGGCTGAAATGCTGGATAATGTACTTCAGTACTTTATTAGCAATGCTCCTGATCACATTAGCCGAGCCAGGTACTCTGCTATCCAAGAGCGCAGCATTGGTGTGGGGGCTCTTGGTTTTCACGCTTATCTACAGAGAAATGGCATACCGTTTGAGAGGCACCGGACTACGTTTCAGTCATCTTATGGCCATTGCTCCTAATGCTTCTAGCTCTATTATCATGGGCAATACTAGCCCTTCTGTTGAGCCTTATCGTGCCAATGCCTATAGACAAGATACTCTTTCTGGAGCCTACTTAAATAAAAATAAGTATTTGGATAAGTTAATCAAGGAGAAATGTGATGCCGACAGCAAATTGGATTATCAAGAAATCTGGTCATCTATCATTGCAAACGATGGTTCCGTCCAACACTTGGATTTCTTGGATGAATGGACCAAAGATGTCTACAAAACTAGTATGGAAATTGACCAAAGATGGATTGTGGACCACGCAGCTAACAGACAAAATTACATTGACCAGGCGCAATCCATTAACCTCTTTTTTAGACCTGATGTAAATGTAAAGTATCTACATGCTGTACACTTTCAGGCTTGGAAACAAGGACTCAAAACACTTTATTACTGCCGTAGTGAGAAATTGGCTAAAGCAGATAAAGTGTCAAAGAGAATCGAAAGAAAAGTGATCGAAGAAATTGATTTGAAGGCTTTAGCAACAGAAGATGTTTGTTTAGCTTGCGAAGGATGATTGATATAAAGTGTCAACAATTGCATTATTTGTGCAACACCCGAAATGTTCGGTTCAATCGTGCAATGGTATAATCAAAGCACTAGGACCGAACTATACATATAAATTATTTACTAAACATGAAATCGAAAACGACTTTTTTGATAATGTGGATCTCTTGTGTTTTCCTGGTGGTGTTGGCGACAGTGATGCTTTCGATACATATTTTAGGCATCACGGGAGTTTTATCCTTGACTACATCAAATCTGGTGGCAGATATCTTGGGATATGTATGGGTGCCTATTGGGCTGATAAACATTATTTTAATATACTGTACGGAGTTGAATCAAAACAATATATTAAAAGACCAAACACCTGTACCAGACGATCATACAGTAAAGCAATTGAATGTAACTGGAACGGCACAGATGATAGATTCTTCTTTTACGATGCACCTACATTTATCGGAGAAGAATCGAATTATGAAGTTGTAGCGAGATATAAAAATGGAGATCCAGCCGCAATTATACAAGGTCGTATAGGTTTGATTGGACCCCATCTCGAAGCAGAAGAATATTGGTATGATAAACCTTATTTGCATCGTCACTGGAATAATGGTAAACATCATACATTATTAAAACAATTTGTTGACAGATTGATGGAGAAGTAGTATGATAGGTGAAATCATTATGTGGGGTTTCTTTTCAGCATGGGGTTGGTTTGGTGCTTCATACATTAAAGAAAAAATATGGCCAGAAAAACCAGCAATAGTACAAGAGGAAAAAAAGAATGAGCAAAAGTAAAGATTACAGCAATTTTGAAACACAAAAAGAAATATTATTGGATTATTTACAAGTAATGATTGCGATTGAAGATTGGCATGGCGTATCAGATGTGGCAAACGATTTGCGTGAATTGGAAGCAAAACAAAATGTAAATTACAAAAGCAAATAAGGAGATATTATGGCTAAGCAAACCGGAACAAGTAAACACAAATCAGTACACAAAAGAACTAAACAGGGTGGACAGAAAAAAACCTCCTCCATGAATAAAACAGAAAAAACATCAAATAAAAAATATAGAGGTCAAGGTCGATGAAAAAAGTTTTAAGATTTACAGCATCATGGTGTGGACCATGTAAAATGCTAGCTAAAACATTAGAAGAAGTTGAAACTAATGTACCAATTGAAGTGATTGATATTGATGTCAATCCAGAAATTGCAACAGAATTTGGCATTCGTAGTGTACCAACATTGGTAATCGTTGAAGATAATATGGCATCAAAAAGACTCATAGGAAATAAAACAAAACAAGAACTAGAGGCATTCATCAATGATTAAAAAGCACGACACAAAACTAACGGACGAAAGAACCGCATTTAAACCATTCGCATATCCTTGGGCATATAATGCATGGTTGCAACATGAACAAGCTCATTGGCTTCATTCAGAAGTTCCAATGATCGAAGATGTAAAAGATTGGAAAAACAAATTAACAACAGAACAGAAACAATTTCTCACACACATTTTTAGATTCTTCACACAAGGCGACATTGATGTGGCAGGTGGTTATGTAAAGAATTATCTTCCTTATTTTCCTCAACCGGAAGTAAGAATGATGTTACTTGGTTTTGCAGCTCGTGAAGCATTACACATTGCAGCATACTCACACTTGATTGAAACATTAGGATTGCCTGATACAATGTACAATCAATTTTTAGAATATCAGGCAATGAGAGATAAACATGATTACGTACTTAATCTTAGCTCACAGAATGGCGATGCTGCTTCTACTGCTACTCACATTGCAGTATTCTCTGCTTTCACCGAAGGGATGCAATTATTCAGTTCCTTTATCATGTTACTTAACTTCCCACGCAACGGTACGATGAAGGGTATGGGACAAATCGTTACTTGGTCTATTGTTGATGAAACAATGCACGCCGAGAATATGATTAAATTGTTCCGTACATATGTGGAAGAAAACAAAGAAATTTGGAATGATGATTTAAAATCGAGAATATATACTATTGCAGAAAAAATGGTGGAACTAGAAGATAAATTTATTGACCTAGCTTTCGAGATGGGTCCAATGGAGAACCTAGATGCAGAAGATGTTAAGCGCTATATTCGCTATATTGCTGACCGTAGGCTTATTTCTCTTGGTCTTAAAGGGATTTTCAAGGTAAAGAAAAATCCATTGCCATGGGTTGAAGAAATGATTAATGCTCCTATTCACGGAAACTTTTTCGAAAATCGTGTTACTGATTACGCAAAAGGTGCCTTGTCGGGACAATGGGAAGAAGTTTGGGGTAAAGCAGCTTAAAAGGAGAAAAAGTGATGAAATGGAAAAATGATTTAATAAAAGATATTAGATATCTTACACCTTGGGATGATAGTGATGGAGATCCAAGAATAGAATTTAGGGGTTGGGCTGAGGTAACTGAAGCGAATAGAATGGTCTTAAGAGATAGATTTTTGAGAGTTTCTGAAAATTGTTCCGCTATACTTGAAATCGGAGTCAATAGAAATGGAGAAAATTCATTTACACAAGTGTTGTTGAAAAATAAGAAAAAAGAAACTATCTATATTGGAATAGATATAGATGATAGAGAATATCTAAACAATGAAGAAGAAAATATTCATGTTATAAGAGGTGATAGTTCCAACTATGAAGAAAATATGAAAATAATAAATCAAATTTTTGAAAAATGTGGAGCAACTAGAAAAGAATTTGACTTTATTTTCATCGACGGGTGGCACAGCGTTAATCAATGTTTAAAAGATTGGGAATACACAAACATTTTAGGAAAAAATGGAATTGTTGGACTTCATGATACAGCATATCATCCTGGTCCAAAAGTATTCATGAGAAATTTAAATAAAGATGAATGGGCTGTTGAAGCAAACGTGATTGAAACTTCTAACGATTGGGGTATTGGTTTTGCATGGAAAAAAGATACCAATAATTGGAATCCAGTTCCCGAAGGATATGAATGGAAAGTAGATCCTCCAAATATGTATTAATTGATTTATGACAATCCGATGACGGTTTTGTTACAATCCCGTTTAAGGATCATGATTTCATAGATAAGTGTGATATTGTGCAAAGGCACAATTCTTATAGGAGAAATCATGAGAAAGTTACTTTTATCTTTATTGTTATTTACAGGAGTCGCATCCGCAGCAGAATTAACTGGCGCTGGTGCGACTTTTCCATTTCCAATCTATGCTAAGTGGGCAGAAGCATATAAAGCATCCACTGGCATTGGTCTGAATTATCAATCAATCGGTTCTGGTGGTGGTATCAAACAAATCAAAGCAAAAACAGTTGACTTTGGTGCAAGTGATATGCCATTGAAGCCTGAAGAATTAGACAAAGAAGGTCTAGTGCAATTTCCAGCAGTAATTGGCGGTGTAGTACCAGTATTCAATCTTGACGGTGTAGCAGCAGGTCAATTAAAATTAACACCAGAAGTTATTGCAAACATTCATCTTGGTAAAATCACAAAGTGGAACGATAAAGCAATTGTTGATTTGAATCCTGGCGTCAATCTACCAGCATTAGCAATCACAGTTGTTCATCGTGCAGATGGTTCAGGCACTACATTTATTTGGACAAACTTTTTAGGTAAAGCAAACGCTGATTTTGCAAAAACTGTTGGCGAAGGCACAGCAGTAAAATGGCCAGTTGGTGTAGGTGGTAAAGGTAATGAAGGTGTTGCTGTTCAAGTACAAAGAATCAAAGGTGCATTTGGCTATGTAGAATATGCATATGCAAAAAGAAATAAAATTGCACACGCACAATTAAAAAATCGTGATGGTGTTTTTGTACAACCAAGTGACGATTCATTCAAAGCCGCAGCAGCAAACGCAGATTGGGCTAATGCACCAGGAATGTATTTGTTGCTCACATGGCAAACAGGTAAAGAAGCATGGCCAGCAACAGGCGCAAGTTTCATTCTCATGCACAAACAACAAGCAGATAGTTTGACAGGTCGTGCAGTTTTGAAATTCTTTGATTGGAGTTGGAAGAATGGTGCCAAGATGAGTGAAGAACTAGAATATGTTCATTTACCACAATCAGTTATTAAATTAAATCAGGACAATTGGAAAAAAGACTTAAAAGGTCCTGACAACAACCCAATTTGGAAATAAGGATAAATTATGAAACTATTTAAAAAATTATCTATCGTAGTTGCACTTGCAGCAGTAATTCCTGCATATGCTGATGAGTATAAAGATACATTGAATATTCTAAGAGAGAAGAATATAATCACTCAAAAAGAATATGAATCAAAACTCAATGCATATGAAGAAAAAGAAGAAAACAAAAAGTTTGCAGAACAAAGAATCGACAAAGATGTTAGTGATTCGGTCAAATACAGACAAGCAAGAGCAAACGATGGTTCAGTCACAGAAAATGGAATCGGACTCAAAAGCAAAGATGGAAACAATACGGCACAGTTTACAGGTCGAATTCATATGGACTATCGCCAATACACACCAGATTATGGTGTCGGCCAAACCACGGATTCGTATCAAAACTTAGCCGAAGTTCGCCGTGCAAGATTTGGTGTTCGTGGACAATTTGCAAAAGACTTCAAATATCAATTGTTAGCAAACTTTGGTGCAAGTGATGGCTTTAGTTCTACATCATCAACAGCAGATGAGATGTGGGTAAACTATGCAGCAAATCCAGAAATGCAATTTCAATTTGGCTTATTCAAGATGCCATTTAGTCTTGAACAAATGACAAGTTCAAACAATCTAGATTTTATGGAACGTAGTTTGATTGGTCAGAATGATACTGAATTTATTCCTGCAAAAGAAACTGGTTTCATGTTACATGGTGTGCCAAAACCTGGCCTTACATATGCTATAGCAGCAAGTAGAGGCAAATCCAATAAGAGCGCAGAGTTCGATGGACTTGATTATATTGGTCGTGTAACAACTAATATTGCTGAACTAACAGGCAGCAAAGCATACACTGCACACTTGGGTGCAGCATACAGCACAGGTGAAATTAAAAGTGGCGTTGCACCAGCCAGTGGTAGAACAGAATCTCGTATGCAGTCTGGTTGGTTTACAGGTTCCGCATTGAGTGGTGCTACTACAAGAACACGCCAAGGATTAGAAGCAGCGTTTGCATATAACGGTTTCAAAGTTCAAGGCGAACAGTTCAATTTTAAATATGATGCTGCAACAGGTAGTGACCAAGAAATCAAAGGGTACTATGTACAAGCAGTTTATAATTTAACTGGCGAATCACATGCATACAAAGATGGTGCGTTTGGTTGGATTAAACCAAATAATCCAATCGACAAAGGTGGTCGTGGTGCGTGGCAGGTTGGTGTACGTATGAGTGAGTTTGATGCAAGTGATGTATCCGTTGCAACAGGCAAGTCAAATCGTGCTACTGCTATGACATACGGTCTAACTTGGTTTTGCACTGACAATCTACGTTTCATGCTCAACTACGTAGATACAAAGTTTGATGCATTAGTTGGTAGTTCTGGTAGTCGTGTAAATGGTGAAAAAGCAATTATGTTTAGAAGTCAATTAAGTTTCTAAAATTTTTTTGTTATATTAAAAGCCTCGTAAGAGGCTTTTTTTTCGTCTAAATAAAGATCGAAGGAGAAATCTATGATCACAATGACTGAACTCGCATCTCGCAAAACTTTAAACTCTTTAAACAAAAGAGGAAAAGGATTAGGTATTAAGGTTGGTGTTAGAACCACAGGTTGCAGTGGTTTGGCCTATACCTTAGAATATGTTGATAGTGTATCGGATACAGATACTATATACGAATCTAACGGTGTTAAAATTTTTGTTGACCCAAAACATATTCCTTATCTGAACGGAATGGAAATAGATTGGAAAAGAAATGGACTCAATGAAGGTTTTGATTTTATAAATTCTTTAGAAAAGAATCGATGTGGTTGTGGTGAAAGTTTTAATATTTAAGGAGAAAGAATGAAATTAACAAAAATACTTTTAATTGGTCTATTATCTTTCGCTGGTATAGGAAATGTTTATGCTGACAAAACAGCAAAAGGTGTAACGTATGATGCACAAATTGTACGGGTAAATGATGGTGATACTGTAGTGATTGCAGCACCCTTTTTACCTTTGCCATTAAAACCTGAATTAGCAGTTCGTATCTATGGTGTAGATACGCCAGAAAAAGGCCATAGAGCTCAATGTCCAAGTGAAGATCAACGTGGTCAAGCAGCAACTGTGTTTACTAAAAATCTAGTTGCAAAGTCCATTAAACGACAAGTCACACTCTATGGTTGGGATAAATTTGGTGGTCGTGTCTTGGGTGATATGATTCTAGATGGTCAAAGTCTCCGTAGTATGTTGATTCAAAACGGTTTCGCTCGGGAATATTTTGGTGAAGCCAAACAATCTTGGTGTCAATAATGGCTTCGTTGAAACACACTTGTGGGGCATGTTCCTCAGAGTTTACAATTAAATATGATGAAAGTAAATGTGAAGATGATCCACACTACTGTCCATTTTGCGGTGAATATTTAATTGAAACTGAGGATTTTGGTGATGATGACGAATGACCTGGTATTTTCATAATACAGGTGAAGAATTTACCGAAGAAAATATAGACGGCCATTTTGGGTTTGTATATCTAATCACACATACTCAAAGTGGTCGTAAATATATTGGTAAAAAATTCTTCACCAAATCTAAGACTACACAAGTTAAAGGTAAGAAAAAGAAAACCCGAGTATCGTCTGATTGGATGACATACTGGGGTTCTAATTTATTACTACAAGAAGAAGTTAAAAAAAATGGTGAAGATCAATACGTAAGAGAGATACTTCACCTCTGTAAAACTAAATCAGAATTGTCTTATTACGAAACGTGGGAGATATTCTCTCGCCACGCACTATTGAATGAATCTTACTACAATCAATGGGTTTCTTGTAAGATTACAAAAAAACATTTACTTAAGTAATTTTGTATTGTTTTCAGGATTCATTGACAACATATTGGAGAATATCTTCTGAGTTTCTTCATTAGATTTCACCATCTCATTCCTAAAACTTTCAACAGCTGCACCAGTTTGACGAGACATTCCTGAATTTTCAATCAGTAACATAGGAATAAAAGTCATAGCACAATTCCATTCTTCAACTTGCTTACCTGTATTGATATCATAACCTTCAACTTTAGTAAACCATGCACATTTAAACTGTACACATTCTTCTTTCATTATAGGACAAAATGTTCCTGGTTTTAATTGCATAATATAATCTCCTTTAAACAAACCAAGTAATAATAGAATATCTAGTGCCTTTGATTACAGGCATGATTTCGTGTGGATACATAAAATTTGAAGGGAACATGATTACTGATCCTTTCTTTAAATTATAAATCAACTCTCTATCAAAGAAAGCAAATTCTCCACCTCCAAAATCATCATTTAGTGCGAAAGAACAAGACACTGCTCTAGGATGTTTTTTGTATGAATCTGTATGTTGCCGGTAAAATTGCCCTACCTCATACTTTAATAAATCATATCCAGAATCTTCTTCTATTTGACTTAGTGGGAAAATATCATTATATTTTCTAATGACCTCATTTGCAACTTTATAAAGTCTATCATCTAAAAGTTTTCTTATTTCGGGATTTTTTAAAATTGTATTTTCGTGTGAAATAGGAATTGTATTTACATTTCTAGCATTTAAATTCATTTCCTCGTATCCTACTCCAGCAAGACACCAATTATCATCATTCTTATACTCATTTATAATTTCATCACATAGTGAGTAGGGAATAATATCTTCATAAATTTGAATGAAATCTGATATTTTATTTTTGGAGTTTATTTTAACTGGTGTTGTTTTTTCTTGTTTCACACTTTCTTCTTTTTTGATTGGAGAATCTTTTTTCTTATCAAAATAAGTATAAGCTTTATCACCTCTACTTCTTACATAATGTAAAAATACCTGAACATATTCTTTACCTAAAAATTGATTTCTCCAATGATCAGCAACACATCCCAAATAAAGCATTGCATCACCTGGTTTTAGAATCAATTCAACTTCATTACCATCAGGAGTTTCAATATAAATTGGCCAATCTTCATCACCATCTAAATGTACAGTTAAACTTATTTCGCAAGCATCTCTATCCCTATGTCTTTCCAAAACACTACCATCTTTATACACTCTAGCATAACTATATGTTGGTAAAACGGTTTCACCTATAATTGTGCTCACCGTTGGTACTTTATCACATAGCATTTCTAAAAAGTCTATGAAATTATATTCCGCTGAAGAATTTGGAGCTTGATTGTCTCCTTGAACCTCATTTTGTTTACAGTGACTTTTGAAGTTGGAAGCCATGACTTTTGCAGCGGCTTCACTAATGAAGTTGGGAATATAGATATAATTATTTTCAGTTAATGATTTATTCATAATATAATCACTTTTTAATTTAATTGTTTTCTGCTGCAGCTGCGGCTTCATCAGCAGCATCTGATGCCGCTAGTGCAGCTTGTTTTATATTATATGCTTGCAACCATACATCATAACAGTTGATAGCCCATTGTGGTAATTCAGTTATATTTTCATTAGGATCGGTCGATCTAAATTCTAACCAACCAGATCCTTGGCCATATTGCAATCCATTTAGATGGGAATTTTGTTTATCTGGCCAAATGGGATTATTCCATTGTAATGCATGTATATTATCTGGTATTCCACATTGAGATAAGTCTAACTCTGATAAACCTTCTTGGTCTGTAACGACAATACCATCAACAGGAATTACTACTAATTTATGTGTTTGAATCATAAAAATTGCCTTTCGGTTAAAAACGAATATACTATTATATATGAATTAGTTTAAAGAAGCAATAATAACATCAATATAATTTACACCTATTGTAGAATTTGGACCAAAAACATTACCACTAGCGGTAATTGTAATTGAGTGATTGTGCGCTCCTGAACTACCTACTGATGCGCCTATCGGCCCACCGGCCGGTACGGCAGTAGTCATAACGGGTACAGCAGGAGTTATTGGAGATGTAGCATTTGTGGGTGTGGTAGCAGTTCCAATAGCAAATCTATTTGTTGATGGCGCAACAGCATGAAGGTGATATGGTAACTGAGCTCCAGTTAAGGTATGGTTACCTACTGTATAAGGAACAGCAACCGATGAAAAAATATATGATGTAGTATTAAAACCTGTTGTGAAATCGACAGTACCTCCAGAACTCAAAGACGATCCATTTACTACTCGAAGTGCGTGATTATTATAATTCACAGTTTCTTTCGTCCAACCAGTGGGTGCGGATGTTTGATGAAAAATTGTTGTTGTTCCAGAATCAAAAATAGCCACGATTAACTCCTAACCGCTATAATAGTGTCAACATATTTTATATTCAAATTTATTTCTGAATTAACTCCACTCTGATTAATTGAACCAGTAACGGCTACAGTTCCAATTGGATGAGTATGTGATCCTCCACCACCAGGGTTATTACTAAAAGTAACTGGTGCTCCCGCTGGGGTACGAGCTACGTTCGTATTACCTGCACCACCTCGTCTAGTTAACAATGCGGATGGGTGTGTTATGGTAGTGTGATTATGCGTTGTCATTGCCGCATCGTCTATCACAGTGGCGTTTACAGCAGAATAAGAAAGTCCAGGTGCCGGTACACCAATGCTATTATAATTTTTAAAAACTGTAGAAAAAGACTCTCCTGTAGTTCTATTAATAACAGAACCGGTAGTTACTCTTAGTGCATAATTATCATATGTAGTATCTTTTGTCCATCCCGTTGGTGGAGTGGTCATTTTCATTATTGTTCTTGATCCTGATTCTATAACTAATGCCATATTAAGTCCTTGTTGCTAAAATTGAATCCACATATTTAATAGCTAAATTTACTGTGGTGAAGGTTACAGGACTTGTTGCTGGATTTAACGGATGATCATGAGCAGTTGCTGTAACTCCAGGATTAACACCACCTGGATTTACCACACCAGGTGTAAAATTGTTAGATACTGTTCTGGCTATTGATGGTCCTGGTATTACAGGAGAAGTTGTGCTGGCAGCAACAGTTGCTGCAGCAGGATAAGGTCCGTGGTTGTGGGAGGGTATCATACTAGATGTAAGTGATGTTCCTCCTACAGTTCCAGTTACCGATAGACTACCTGTTAAAGATTTAGATGACATAACGGAAGAAAATCCTGATGATCCTCCACTTGATACTGATCCTGTAACACATCGTAAAGTATAATCGGTATCTGAAGTGTCTTTAACCCATCCTGTTGGTGCGGATCCTTGTAAAACAAAGACCATAGTGGCACCTTGATAATTAGCTTGCTCTGGATCAGTTGCTACCGAACCAATTACAGAATTTAAAACGAATGTGTTTATCGAAGATAATCTAGGCATATTTAACCAAATGTAATCTCAGAACCAAATACAGACCATGCAGATCCTATTCTTAATAAATTAAATGAATAAAATTCAGTTTTGTTTGCTGTTGGTGTGGGTGCTGCACCGCCAGCCCAATTAATTGTTTGTGCTGCGCCATCTATTTGTACGGCATTTGGTATATATCCTGTTGCACCTTGTACTATAACAATCGTAACTGTAATAGATCGACTTGTTGTGGTTGGTACATTTGTAAAATTCGCAGTAAAGTTTGCTGCAGCACTTGTGTGATAAAAAACAGAACCATCAGTTAAGTTATGAGTTACTGTTCCTGTAGCACCAGTTAATGTACTTAAAACTTCTGTTACTTCTTGTAAAGTGGTGAATCCTGTTACTGTTAAATCACCAGAAATTGTACCACCAGCTGTAGCTAGTCGAGTGTTTGCAGAAGCAAAAGCACCATTAGCATACAAACTCGCTGATGTTACAGTGTTAGCGGTAGTGAATGATGAATTAGCATATGATCCAGCTGTTACAGCTTTACTATCTGCGGTATTTGCTACACCAAATGCCGAATTAGCATATGATCCAGATGTTACTGCTTTACTGTCGGCAGTATTAGCTGAACCAAATGCCGAGTTAGCATAGTTACCAGCTGTTACAGCCTTACCATCAGCGGTAGATGCATTTGTTGTAGCAGTATTAGCTTGACCATAAGCTGAATTAGCATATGATCCAGCACTTGTGGCCTTTTGATCAGCAGTAGTAGCATTGGTAGTTGCTGTATTAGCTTGAGTATAAGCTGAATTAGCATAGTTACCAGCTGTTACTGCTTTACTGTCAGCAGTAGCAGCATCGGTAGTTGCTGTATTTGCTTGCGTGTAAGCTGAATTAGCATATGATCCAGATGTTACTGCTTTACTGTCTGACGTATTAGCAACACTAAATGCAGAGTTAGCATAGTTACCAGCATCAACAGCTTTAGAATCAGCTGTAGATGCATTTGTTGTAGCAGTATTCGCAGCAGCAAAAGCACTATTAGCATAGTTACCAGCTGTTACTGCTTTACCATCAGCTGTAGCAGCATTAGTAGTTGCGGTATTAGCTTGAGTATAAGCTCCATTAGCATAAGATCCTGCTGTTACAGCTTTACCATCAGCAGTTGCAGCATTAGTCGTAGCAGTATTAGCTTGACCATAAGCACTATTAGCATAGTTACCAGCTGTTACAGCTTTACCATCAGCTGTAGATGCATTTGTTGTAGCAGTATTAGCTTGAGTATAGGATGAGTTAGCGTAATCACCTGCCGTTAAAGCTTTAGAGTCAGCAGTAGTAGCATTGGTAGTTGCTGTATTAGCTTGACCATAAGCTGAATTAGCATAGTTACCTGCTGTTACTGCTTTACTATCTGAGGTATTAGCTAAAGCAAAGGCAGCATTAGCATATGATCCAGCTGTTACAGCTTTACCATCAGCTGTAGCAGCATTAGTTGTGGCTGTGTTTGCTTGACTATAAGATGAATTGGCATAACTAGATGCAGCATTAGCAGTGTCTCTAGCATATTGGTCTGAACTACTGGCGCCTGTATTAGCGGCTGCAAATGCCGCATTGGCGTATGTTCCAGCCGTTACAGCTTTTTGGTCTGCTGTATTAGCTGCAGCAAAAGCGCCATTTGCATATGAACTAGAACTTACAGCTGTTTGACTAGTAGTGTTAGCTGTATCATATAAAACTTTAATTACATTTGCGGAAGTTAAATTTGCAAATGTCAGATTACCTGAACCATCGGTTCTAATATAATCATCATTTGAACCACCTGTAATATGAAGGTTTGCAATTGGTCCCAATAAAACACTCTTTGCGATACTTGAATCTACATTAGAACGAATGTTAATCGTATTGCTTGAACCAATGATACGCATTTGTTCATTTTCTTCATTCATGCCACCAGCAGTAAATATGACATCATTTTCTAAAAGTGTACCAATTACAAGGCCACCACCGCCCGTGACTGTATTGCCAGACACATACAAGTAACCATCATTTGGACCAACTAACGTAAATTCAGGATCGGCATGCAGACTACTAGCAATACCCATGTCAATATAAGTATCATTTTCAGTACCGTTATCGGCCGTAGCAACATAATCAGATGATGCGTTATTTCCAGGATTAATGTTTTGAATGTTTATTTGAGAGTAATTATCCTCATTTGTTGATGCTTGAAATACTGTATGTGGCTGATAGTCATATCCAACAGGAATACCAGCATATAATGCGTTATGCCCGTTCGCTTCACCAAAAAATTGACCACTATTACCAGTGACAGTTACAGAAGTAACATTTCCTGTAAAACTAACATTTCCTAAGACACTAAGATCATAGAGGATAGTAACGTTACCAGAGATTGTGCCGCCCGATGAACTAAATTTGGTGTTGGCATCAGCAAATGCAGCGTTTGCGTAAATTGCTGTTGTGTTTGCTGCACCAAAAGCTGAGTTAGCATAACTACCAGCACTCACTGCTTTACTGTCAGCAGTATTCGCTGTATTAAAAGAAGAATTGGCATAACTTGATGCCGCATTAGCAGTATCTCTAGCTAAAGTATCTGGCACTCCTGTATTTGCGGCCGCAAATGCTGCATTAGCATAAAGACCAGAACTATTAGCAGTATAAAATCCTGAATTGGCATAACTAGATGCAGCGTTTGCAGTATCTCTAGCCCAAGAATCGGTAATACCACTATTGGCCACAGCAAAAGCAGCATTAGCATAGTTACCAGCAGAAATAGAATTGACATCTGCTGTGTTGGCAATACCAAACGCTGCATTAGCATAACTGCCAGCTGTTACTGCTTTACCATCAGCTGTAGCAGCATTTGTAGTTGCAGTGTTTGCTTGAGTATAAGCAGAGTTAGCATATTGTCCTGCATCAACAGCTTTACCATCAGCTGTAGCAGCATTTGTAGTTGCTGTATTAGCCACACTAAAGGACGAATTAGCATATGATCCTGCACTTACAGCTTTACTGTCGGCAGTTGCTGCATTTGTAGTTGCTGTATTTGCTTGTGTGTAAGCTGAGTTAGCATAACTACCAGCACTTACCGCTTTACTGTCAGATGTATTTGCTTGAGTATATGCTGAGTTAGCATAGTTACCAGATGTTACTGCTTTACTATCTGCGGTATTTGCTTGAGTGTATGCTGAGTTAGCATAACCACCAACATCAATAATTTTAGAATCTACTGTGTTAGCAGCACCATAAGCACTGTTAGCATAAACTCCGGATGATACTGCTTTGCTGTCGGCAGTCGCAGCATTTGTAGTTGCAGTGTTCGCAACACCAAATGCCGAGTTGGCATAGTTACCAGCTGTTACTGCTTTAGAATCAACAGTGTTGGCCTCACTGAAGGCAGCGTTGGCATAAATGCCAGCTGTTACAGCCTTACCATCAGCGGTAGATGCATTAGTGATTGCGGTATTAGATTGACCATAGGCTGAGTTAGCGTATTCTCCAGCACTTGTGGCCTTTTGATCAGCTGTAGTTGAATTTGTTGTTGCTGTATTAGCTTGAGTATATGCTGAATTGGCATAAGATGAACCACTATTAGCGGCACCAAATGCTGAATTAGAATATGATGCAGTACTTACAGCTTTATCATCAGCTGTAGCAGCATTGGTTACGGCCGTATTGGCTTGACCAAAGGCAGTATTAGCATATTCTCCAGCACTTACTGCTTTACTATCGGCTGTTGCAGCATTAATAGTTGCGGTGTTTGCTTGACTGTATGCTGTATTCGCATAGTTACCAGCTGTTACTGCTTTACCATCAGCTGTAGATGCATTTGTTGTGGCGGTATTAGCTTGACTATACGCAGAGTTAGCATATGATCCCGCATTTACAGCTTTAGTGTCTGCCACTCCAGCATTTGTAGTTGCATTGTTGGCCTGACTGTATGCTGAGTTTGCATAACTACCTGCTATAACAGAAGTATTGGCTTTATTGAAGGCCGAATTCGCTTCGTTAAATGCACTATTAGCATAAAAAGCGGCACTATTCGCTGTATCTCTAGCGTAACTATCTATGCTACCCGATGATGCTGTATTCGCCGCAGAAAATGCCTGATTGGCGTAAGATGCTGCGGAGTTAGCCGCAGCAAAAGCAGAAGATATGTTTGCTGCTACTTCTGTACTTAAATCGGACTGTTGAATTGATCCTGGTTCAATTAATCCGCCTGTTAGTTGTGTTAATGGCATATCTTTTTCTTTTTATTTTTCGTGATTAGAAAGTAATTGAACCTGAACCTGTGAAAGTATAAATTTTAAATCCACCAGAAATTGTTAGTGTTGGAGATCCTGTGGTCGAAGCAGCATCCAGAAAATTTGAAGTATATCTTATAATTACAATTCCGGAACCTCCTGCGCCTCCATTTCCAGTGCCTCCAGGACTATAAGAACCGCTGGCGCCGCCACCGCCGGTGTTTGTAGATCCACTTTGCCCTGCGCTTCCATTAGTACCTCCATCACCCGCTCCTCCTTTTTGAGAAGTTGTAGTAGTTCCTCCTCCGTATCCAGCCCTAGTCAGAGCTGTTGCTCGAGTGTCTTGTCCTGAGCCACCGCCGCCGGCATAATATGTTAAAGTTCCAGATATTGATGATTGAAGTGCTAATCCTCCATCAGAGGCGACAGTTACACCTGTTGTCCATGTTTGTCCGTTACCTCCTGCTCCTCCACCTCCACCGGATGAAAATCTAGTAGAACCATCACCAGTTGCTGCACCGCCGGCATTTCCTTGGCCGGAACTTTGCACGGTGCCACCTGCGCCTCCGCCAGTAAACGTACTCAATCCACCGCCGCCGCCTGATCCACCGGTACCACCACTAGCACCATTATAAGATCCAAAACCTCCTCCTATAGCAGTGACGCTACTAAAAACTGAGTTAGAACCTTTAGATCCACTGGCCGTGGTGCCTCCATTACCACCCGCGCCAACAGTAACAGTTAAAGAAGAACCTTTGGTTATAGAAAAATTAGTTGCTGTTAAAAGTCCTCCAGCTCCACCACCTCCAGAGGATGATCCGTATCCACCACCACCGCCACCCGCAACTACCAAATACTCGACCGTGGGAGTAGTTACGTTGCGCGAAGGATTCGAGGTGTCTCTTCTATTAAATCTTTGTGATCTAATATTTTGTTCTACAAATGACTTGATCGCCATATTACGTTATCTCTGATCCAAAAATACCAAATGAAACATTAGATGATGAAGTATAAACAGTAACCACATCAGTATTTCCCAAAGTCAATCCCAAAGTCAATGCGATACTATCCACCGATTGAACCACATTGTTGTTTGTAATATAGTGTTTTGCAGCAATAGCTTCTCCGGCTGGGCGTACCGCAATACTATAATTTGCATTTGCGGAAGTATTGGCATTTGCAATTGTAATTGTTGATATAACCGCTTGAGTCGCTGCTGGTACAGTATACAAAGTTGTATTTGTAAATGCTGTTGGATTTGATTGTCCTAGTACTTTGAAGGTTTGTGGCATTTTACATTCCCGATAACATTAACATTGTTGGTATTGAAGATTCTGCACTACCGCCGCCACTTACCGCAACATTTGATGCTGCTGTGATTCGACCTTGTGCATCGACAGTAATAGCCGCTGCATTTCCATCCCCGCCATAAGAACCTGCTGTGACTGCGGTGTTTGCAAGATTATGCGATTTTACTTTTGTGTTTGGCATGGGTACCTCTTGAATTTATACACTATTTAGTCAAACTAATTACCGTAAAAAATGTGCTCTTGCAACATAGGATTGGATATATACTTGTACAGGAGTTTTTATGAGTTGCTTACAAAAATTAATCGATTTTCTAACACCGGATCATAAATCGGAGATAGAAGTATTTATTGAGTCTAAAAATCCAAAATCTACGGCTGACGTAGAACATTGGATCCAATATTATTCAAATTACAGGAGAAACTAAAATGTTTTATACATTCCCACCAGTACCGACTTTCAATGAAGTTGCAGAGCGTCAAAAAGATTTTATGAAGGCCTTCATTGACCTTAAAGTTGAAGGTTTCAAGTCATACAATAAAGCTTTTGACCATGCTACATATTCCTTTTTTACTACATATACCAAAGAGTCTGAAAAATTTGTAGTAGGATTAGGAAACTATGCAAAAGAAGCCATTGACTTTGAACCAGGTAAAGTTCAATCAAGTAAAAAGTGATTTAAAATTTTGGTCACCAGTAGAACGAAATGGGTGGTACATTAAATTCTCCATCTCTAAAGATGAAAGTGTACTACTCATTTTTATTTCTGCTTACACTTGTCAAACCATCATTCGGTACTTTGAAAACGAAAATGATGCCGTCAAGTATATAAACTTCCTTTGTGAAAAAGATCCTAGTATATTATTACAAGGTAACGAAAACCCAGCTTAGTCTGGGTATTTTTATGGCAAAAGAAAAAGATTGTCCTCGCTGCGGCACTACTCATACGAAACGTGGTCCCTTTTGCTCAAGGTCTTGCGGCAATGTTCGTGAGCATACTGAAGAAGATAAAAAAGTTCGCCGCAAAAAACTCATCGAATATCACCAAACACCAGAAGGTATTGCTACCCAAGAAAAATCTCGCCGCATGGTTACGGCAATGAATAAAGGTGAAGATTGGAGAGAAATTTCGGTAGATGATTTTGCTGTTGACATTCCTGATGTAACCGATTATAATCTAGATTATGATTCATCGTGGTCTCGGGCAGAAAAGTGGTGAGCTTGACAAACACATTTTTCCGTGTTACAATGACGTATGATTATCAATGGAAAAGTACCGAAAAAACACCTCTTGGCAATTGATCATTTTGCCGAGTTGCTGTTTACGCCTGCGAGAATCGCTCAATTAGAACTTACAATTCGGTACAAAAATCTAGATGTTTTTGGTCTAGTCTATATAGATAATTATAACCTTAAAGGTAAACCAGATTCTTTTATCATTGAAGTAAACCGTTGTTTGAGTATAGATGATAAACTAAAAACCTTGGCGCATGAAATGGTTCACGTAAAACAATATTCGTTGGGATATTTAAATGAACCGATGACAAGATGGCGAGGCAAAAAAGTTTCTAAAAATATTGTATACGAAAACAAACCTTGGGAAATCGAGGCAGAGCTCTACGGTTTAAACCTTTATGAATCTTTTGTAGCAAACTACCAATGAAAGATTTACTTAAATTTCTACCACAAATACTCTCGGCTTTGCCAGAGTTATCAAAATATATCAAAATAATTCCTATACTGCTTGTACTAGCAGGCATTGGTTACGGTGCATACTATTATTTTATGAATTACAAAGACCCCTATAAATGTGTAAACAATCAAGTATTTGAACAAATACGAGTTGATTCAAATGTTTATGTTTTTAAAGGTGAAATTTGCATTGACGGCGAAAGGGTAAATAGTGAGTATAAAGAATGAATCGTCATGTAATATTTGTGGTGAGAAAAAATTTCAACAAAAAATGTGTGAAAATTGTGGAAGTGAGTCTAGGCATAGATTGCTAAATAATTTATTTTCAATAATTGGATCAGGATATTACTTATCTGACTATAAATCAAAATACTACGAAAACTATAATGAAAACTTACCCATACCTTTCCTTAGATTAAAACTACCGGACGATATTAGAATATTTTCCGACAATTACTTCGACCTTATCATACATTCTAGTGTTTTAGAACATATTCCGGGAAAATATGTCGATCATTTAACTGAACTTGTTAGAATACTTAAACCTAAGGGACGTATGATATTTCATGTTCCTCTTGCAAAAGATTTTTTATCAACAAAAACAATAGAAGGAGGCGAGTTTTTAACTAGTGATGAAGAAAGAATTCTTATACATGGAGAAAACGACCATTACAAAACTTTTGGGTATGATTTCTTCGTAGAAATTAAAAAACTAAATGGAAATTTTTGCGTCGAAACATTCACAGAAGAATTTAAAAAGAGCATCGAGGCTTTTCATGTTAAAATCACACATTTAAATCAATTAACTACTATTTTTACTTTTACAAAAAATGAAAATACACAAGAAAGCAGCAATTAAGACAGCTCTTATCATACTGTCTTTCTTTATGCTAACAACATTTTTAGCATTTGTTATGATAAACATTCCAACAAATTGGATTCTACCCATCTTTGGTATCGTTTTACTTGGCATTGTTATACAAGCCATTTATAAAGTAGTTTTAAGTCAAATGAAATGGGACGAAGAAATCTTGGAAAGAGAACAGGAATGGAAAAGAATTGATTCTGAACGTTATGAAAGAAAGATGAATCATCATGATACTAAATGATGAATTGTTGAATTCTCTATCGACCATTTCGGTTCAATTAAATGTCAATCATATCGAATCTCTTTCATACAGAGGATTAGATGGAGATGAATATGAGAAATTACTCAAAGAAAAATTAGTTCGAAAATTGATAGACGGATTAATGAATTCGAATCATATCGAATTTACTGCACAAGAAGATACGAATCAAATGAGTCGAATTTATCGTGCCAGAGTTGTCACAGCTAATGCAAGTGTAATTGGTAAACTAAGAAAAGAATCAATAATATAACAAAAGGGAGAATTAATGGCAAGAAAATCTTCTGTAGACCTGCAAATTGTTGAAAGTGAACATTCAACAAAAAACTCAAAAATAAAAACAGGAACACATAATTTGAGAATTAAAATAGATGATTTAAAAACATTTGACCCATTGACAGAAAATCAAAAAATATTTTTTGATGCATATAAAAGGCAAGATTATTTTATAGCACTGCATGGTGTAGCAGGAACAGGAAAAACATTTTGTGCATTATATAAAGCCTTAGAAGAAGTTTTAGATAGAAATAATCCTTTTCAGAAAATCATTGTTGTTCGTTCGGCTGTACAGTCTAGAGAAATTGGCCATTTACCGGGTGATGTACATGAGAAGATGGAAATCTATCAGCAACCATATAGACAAATTTGTGAAACATTATTCGGACGCAGAGATGCATGGGATAGATTAGAAGAACAGGGGCATATTGAATTTATTTCCACCTCATTTATCCGGGGAATGTCCTTCGATGACGCAATCATTATCGTTGATGAATGTCAGAATTTATCATTCGAGGAAATTGATACCGTTATGACCCGAGTTGGATATCGTTCAAAAATTATTTGGTGTGGTGATTATCGTCAAACTGATTTGAACAAAAAGAAAAATGATGTTTCTGGTATTTTGAAATTCTTTGACATTGCATACCATATGGCAGCATTTACAAGAGTTGAATTTACAGTTGAAGATATTGTGAGAAGTAGTTTAGTAAAAGATTACATTATCGCAAAGTTGAAAGTAGAAGATTTGAATAACTAACACAGGAGTATATTATGATTTATTTTGATGATGAAAGAGATTATAGTAAAATCGTTGAAGAATGGATTCGTGATTTCATTGCAACAATGGACGAGGGTGTGCTTACAGCAGGCAATGATTCGGGTGAGGCACCTTTTGGTGTAAAAATCATTTTCGATGGCTATGGGTATGATGAAGAAAATGATTTGGAAAATAATGATACAAACACATTGTCGTTTGCTGTATTCATTCACAAAAATTCATTGAATGAGGAATTTCCACCACATGAACAAACGCCTTGGGCTTTGATTCATCGACCAAAAGAAGAAGTTTGCATTTGGGCTTGGTATGATGTCAATGCTGATTTAGTTGATATCATACCATTTGAAGATAATAATTCTACAGAGTTGGATCCAAAATTTGTCAGCAATTTAATTCATGAAATTTATATGAGGGAGTTACAATGAGTTTAGTACAATATGCAGAAAGTGAATTAGACCGTATTGGTATGACCGATGATGATGACATGAATGGAGCAATGCGTAGACATTTGCTACACATGATACATGAATTTTCAGAAGAAGGACATTCTGGATTCTCTGCGAGTTATGCATTACAGTGTTTAGAAAAATTACTTCGTTTTAAACCACTATCACCATTAACAGGTGAAGATGATGAATGGACTGATGTTGCTGAAATCAGTGGAAAACCACACTATCAAAACAAAAGATGTGGTTCTGTATTCAAAGATGGTAAAGACGGTGAAGCATATGATATCGATGGTAAAGTATTTTGGGAATGGTATAAAGATGATGATGGAAATGTATATAAATCACATTACACCGCTTTCGAAAGTCGTGTACCAGTAAAATTTCCTTATATTGTGCCTGATGAGCCAATCTATGAGTGGCGTGTTTCATCGCATGATCCACAACAAGCCGAACAAAATGAAGAAGGTTTTGTGTAATGAAATTTTGGACTATCGTTTATCCCGATGAGACAGAATCAGGTCAAGAATACACACATTGGGAAACATTATCTGATCAAGATATTTTAGAGCAATACTGGTCTTACTGGTATGTTCGTATGATTGAAAATAATCAACCTATTGAGAAACTAACATCCGAACAATGTATTGAAGATTGGTGTGTCATACATTGGGCAGAGCGAAACTATTGGCGTGAGATGAAGGATTGCATAACATGAGAAACAATTTTTTTGAAATTACTTGGTCAGACTATAAATTTTGGCACATGTATTTGATATGGCCAACAGAGGGTGATGAAAACAAATATTTAAAAATTTCATTTGGTTTCTGGAAATTCTTTGCAAGTATAGGATTGTGGCCAACAAAAGGTGTTGGAGATTTTACTTCAATTATGGGACCAAAATATGGTTTCTCATATAGTGAAGGTGTATTTTTTATCTACAAAGGATTGGACAAATACACTGCAATTGATATGCCATGGCGTTGGCAAATTGTTCGCCATGACCTTTTATTGCCTGATGGTAGTGTATATCAAACCAATTTGTGGGATTATTCTGGCGAAAAAATTGGTGAACATTACCATTGGCATGAAATGTTAAATGGTTGGAAGGATGAAAATCTAAAAAGAGGCCTTTTAGAAAAATGTGCTAGAACGGTAGAATTGGATCACTATACAAAAGATGGTCGCCGTCAACAGGCAATAATCACATTAACGGGTGAAGAAAGAGAATGGCGTTGGTTGTGGTTTACATGGTTGCCATTATTCAATAAAGTTGAACGAGTTGTTTCTTGTGAATCAAATGTCGAATTGGGCAAGAAAGCAGGAACATGGAAAGGCGGCATGATGGGTTGGAGTTGCGATTGGGCAATAAATGAAAGTATGGAAATGGCATTTAGAAGATGGTATGATAAGTGGGACGGCAATTAATCATGAAACTGTGTTACCTATACAACAAACCACTTGATAAAAAAATTTAGATGAAGTATAATACTTTAAACACATTCATAGAAGGAGATGTTTTGGACAACGGCAATAAAGAAATTCTAATCGATAAGGAAGATTTAGAATCTATTCTACAAAAGGTGAAAGAGATTGGTTGTGATACACCATTCTATATTCGCCAACAAAAAGATCAAGAGAGTGATGCCTCTTTTGAAGTTGAAGTGCCTTTTAAATTAAAAGGAATTTTCGGTTTTTTTACGTTTAGGGTCTAACATAATGGAAGATACAATTTTCGATGACGAGATCATTGAAGCTGCAGTAAAATTAGATGACTTTTTGCTTGAATTAGTCGAACAAGGTTTTGGTCCAAATGCAATTAATGGTATTGTGTTAGCCCGTCTAATGATACTAAACAGAGAAACCGATAACGAATCCGATTTTTATTCGTTTTTAACTACAGTGCAAAACGATAGAAACTTAACACCTAAAACATTGCAATGAACGCAAATAATATCGTTTACTTGAAAACTCAGGAAAAACCAGAACCTTTAATTGATTCTGATTATTTTGGCTCTGAGAAAATTCCAGTAAACGATTTATTATCTTTAATTGATTTGATAAAGAAAGCAAAAGAAAATGGGAATACTTAGTCTTTTCGTTGATACTTTTTTTGCTTGGTTATTTTGGCAATGGTCGAGTGAGAATTATAATGAAGGCAAAAAAATCTCTGCCTATTTTTATTTGTTTCTGAGTGCCTTGTTCGGTGCATTTGTTTTTAACACATTATTTAAATAAAAGAATTGAGGAAAATATTATGAAAGTTTTAACCACTACCACAATCGGTCGTTCGGTATCAATTGTGTCTAATCAAATTGTTAGAGTTGAAGAACATGGTGATTCGCATCGATCATGGATTTTTACAACAGATGGACAATCAGTTGTTGTTGATATGCCTTATCTTGAAGTTGTGGGATTTTTAAAAAGTATTGATTGAGAGTAAATAATGTGGACTTTAGTTATCATGTTACACGCCATTTCACCGAATGTGCCGCCATCAAAAGGATCAATAACTTTACCTACTCAAAATATTGAAGAATGTCAGCAAGTACGAGATTATGTAAAAAAGGCCTGGGAATCCGACAAGTATAGAGTAACAGCAAATTGTGTACCTAATGGTAGGAGATAATATGCAGCAATTAGAAATAAAATTTTTCTGGCCATTAACGGAACAAATTCCTCTTGACCTTGATTATGCAGATTGCGAGGCGCCAAAACTTTCCGCAGTAAAATTATATTCGAATTATGCGATACGAAATATAAATGATATTACCACTACCTTTGTTGCTAGCAATTTGTCGATTGATGTAGATACTACTGTAATCAAAACAAAAGATGAACCACCATTCTATCGTAAAATGCTTTATAAAATGATGGGTATAAAATGGGAGAAAAAATGAGTGATACAAAATTCATGGAAGAATACACTGAGATGATAATTGAAGAATGTCGTAAGGCTTTGCATCCTGAGCAAGACTTGATGCAAAAGCATGGCATACACAAATATATTGATGCTGATTGCCAGTCGAGGATTGAAATGATATCTGACTTGATTATAAAAGAATGTATTGCTTGCTGCGGTAGTCAGGCCGATAAGAAAAATATTCTTAAACGATTTGGTTATGAAATACCTAGCGATATAAAGTATAAGGGACCAGATGCTCATTGGTCGATTACAAGTCAATACAATAGAGATTATAATATACCATGAGTCGATTAAATTGTGATGAACTGTTAGTGATATTGCAGGAAGAATGTGGTGAAGTAGTGCAGATTATTTCAAAGATTCACCGATTTGGATTATATAATTTTAATCCAATTACCGAGGAACATAATGATACTCTACTACACAAAGAAGTGGGAGATTTATTGTGTATGATTGAGTTGTGTGTAGAGAAAAAAATTTTGGATGAAAAAGAATTAACCCATTACATAGCAGAGAAACGCAAGAAGTTGAAAAAGTGGAGTAATTTGGATCATGAATGAAAAGATTAAAGAATTGGCCGAAAAGGCCGGTTTCCTACTATGGGAAGATGAGCCATGGAAACCTGAAGGTGCTATCGTTGATTGGGGATCACAATATGATGGTGAGTTGGAAAGATTCGCTGAGTTGATTATCAATGAATGTTTAGGTATATGTGAAGAACTAGGCGATAAAGGAATGGATGGTCATTATTGTGCTGATAAAATCAGTAAAACATTTAGGAGTTAAAGAATGATATTAAACTATTTTAGAGAACAGATTGAGGGCGGTGCCACAGACAACTGGTTCTATGGCACTGAAATGAACGGCGAAGTTCGTGTTGAGCGTCATCGTGGCAGTCTTGACGTATTTCCCACCAATCTAAAATTTGTTCGAATGGCAGGAAGTGTTCCATTCTTTACACTGGACACATACGATGAACGAGGCAATTGAGTTCGTTATGCAATTCTATAATATCTCCAGAGATGATGTTATCAGCCTTTATTGGGATGAGGTTGAAGCCTACATGCAATTACTTAATCATGGAGTTGAAAAATGAAAATATTTGTAATCGCTGTGACTACGGTCGGTTTCATTCTACTGCTTAGTTGGATTGTAATGTTGCCACTCAATTTTAAAGATGATGAGTGTACCGCTAAGAACGGTATATTGGTGAAAACGGTCAATGGTTATTATTGCTTTGACCAAAAAGTTTTAATTAAAATGTAGAGTTAGGTGTTAGATAATCTTTGAATGTACATGATGCATTGATTTTCGTACCTTTGAGTGAGAGTGCTTGGATTGCCTTTTGCATGTCGGCGGTACATTCTGCCTCTGTTTTATAGAGGTTGAATATTGAACCTTTATGCTTATGCGGTGGTTCGGATGAGAGTACGATTAAGAGTAGGATCCACATATGATTATTTATAGAGAATTGCCCTTGGAGGAGAAAGATCGTTTAGCTCAGGAGTTTATAGAGACAACGGTTGATTTGCCGAGTCCCGATAATTATCCGAAGGTAGTACAGACTATGTTTCGATTTTTCCTTTATAGTAAAGGTGTAATGGTGCAGAATGACTAATTATATAATATTAGTGTTATTACTTTCAGGTTGTGCCTCGCCGTATCAATTGAGAGTGATATCTGTATCTGATAAACCGACCCATCATTGTATAGAGAAAAACCGTATAATTTGCGAGTATAGAACAAAATGAAAATTCAAATAATTCCCTTAGTGTTATGTTTAACGGCCTGTTCAACGGTGTCATTGAAGGATGTATCTAAAGGTAGTAATGAGAATAATGATGCCCCTCCCATAGTGGAGAATCGAACGAAAAAGAATAATTCGGGTGTGACGGTGGAGGTAGACACTGATGCTCGAATAGAGGTGAGAAAAATTGATATACCGAAACGGAATGACCCTAATGGTATTTTTCGTGATTATTTAATTTATTTTGATTTGGATGAGTATACGGTACAGGACAAATTTTTACCTTTACTGAAGCAGCATGCCGAGTTTTTGGTGAAGAATCCGGATGAGTTTGTTTTTATAGAGGGGCATACTGATGAACGGGGTGGTGCAGAGTACAATTTAGCATTAGGTCAGAGAAGGGCTAATGCTGTGAAGGTTGTATTGATGAATTATGGAGTTTCTGAGAAACAAGCTGAGGCATTTTCTTATGGGTCGGAAAAACCCCGTATTATAGGTTCGAATGAGGAAGCTTGGAGTGAGAATCGCCGAGTGGAATTATACTATAGGAATTGAGATGAAAAATCCTGTTACTGAGAGAATCAAGGAAGCCGCAGAGATAAAGAGGCTGGAAGAATATGAGTGGATGTATAAGGAGTTAAATGATGAGTGAACCGAAAAGTTGGGTAGTAAATGAACTGCCGAATGGTGATTTAGTATATCAAGATACTATTTGGTGGAGTTTCGATGATTGGAAGAAAGGTAAAAATCCTATACGCACGAATTGGGATGATCCACCGAATGTGCGATTTACCTTTGATATTAACGGCAACCTAAAGAATGTGGAAAAGTTATGAAAGCATTATATAAGAGTACCAGGGTTGTGTATGATGCTCATTTGAAGGAGTATCAGGTGTACTATAAGAACTGGTTTATCTGGAGGTATGATTCTTGTTATAAATTTGATGATCAAACAACGAAATATCCTGTGCATTATAGCTCTGAAGAATCCGCCAAAGAGCGTGCAATTTATCGTGCTAAGAGTATGTTGAATAGTGTAGAGGTTTGGTGCGGCATGGAACTGAGTATGGTTGCAGATTATTCATATGTCGATATCCACGATGATTACTGGGAAGAACTCTGGAACAATTTACCCGTGAGAGCAAAAGAGAGAAAATGAACGACCGAATAAAAGAACTATTATCACAGGCTGGTGTACACTATGAGGTGATGCCCAAGGACACGGTACATGAAAAATTTGCTGAGTTAATCATAAAGGAATGTGCTGACCTGTTCAAACTGACCTTCACCGATGAGCAGTACCAGAGGCGTATAGATAAGACCATCTATAAGCACTTTGGACTAGACCAATGAAAATAATCAAAGTATCTCATAATGCTACACAAATAGCGATTACCGTACAGACTGATACCGAATACCAGATCCACCTGTATAATGAGAATGGGTACGTAGAACTCCATAGTAGAGCCGATACCCTTGAAACCGCATTAGAATATCACCAACACCTTTGCGAGAAATGTAGTATCAAATAGACAATTGTTGTCAAAAAGACAATGGTTGCCAAATCCACCGTTTTATGAGATAATTACTCCATACTGAGAGAGGTTATCAAAATGATCCCGGCTCGACTATTCTTGCTGGTGGGTATGGGTGGGGAACTACTGGCGACCTTGCAACCGCTGATGATTTAGGGTGATAAAATGAACAAAGTTTTTATTGTAGTAGAACCGATACCATATGAGGGCGATACCGTCCTCCGTGTATTTGCAAAGTATGATGATGCTATTGCCTATGGTGAAGCACTAGTTGCTGAGAATACTATAGAGGAATTCGATGTATATGAGCGTGAGGTGTATTGATGGGTACTTATCGTAGATTCTGTTATACTACAATACAAAAAGACCGAAAAGGTCGTATATATGCTGAAGTTGAACATGGCCGTGGAGGTGAAGTGTTTAATGTATATGCTGATGGTACAGTATTGCTGAAAGAGAACAAAAAACTCTATTCAACAAAAGACTATAATAGTACCTTTGTAAGCCATATCCGATACCATGGTAAAAAATCACTTAAATATGCTCTTGGAGTATACTAATGAAAAAGAAAATTATTGATATATCGAAGCGTCCAAAATGCTCCCATCCAGGTTGCAATAACCCTGGACAGCATACGGGAAATTACCGTAAAGACGGCACTCCACTTTTCCGTAAACAATGCCAAAAACACCACGGTATACGCTATGAAATTGGGGGATGGGAATATAAACAATACCGTAAAGATTATTGTGAGAATAAAGACGGCCGATTAGGGTTTAAGTGTAATTATAAGATCCGTATAGAGGGTCAATTACAAGTAGACCATAAGAACGGCAATCCATCAGATAACCGTAAAAGAAACCTCCAAACATTGTGTGCGAACTGCCACACCTTTAAAACGCTAATGAATAAGGACTATAGTAGTCCAGGACGCAAGTATTATAAGACCGCATAGAGAACCGAAGTATAGTGCAGACGTAGCGAAAAATGCGAGGTTATTCGAGAAGCAACGGGTAGTCTAAAATCCATGTCATTTCTGTAACTTATCAGAGTGTCAACGAGATTTCCTTATCTTTTTGATAACATTCTGAGGGCTTGCCATCCTTGCCGAAACCTGTATAATTGACCATACTGAGAGAGGTTTTGCCCGTCACGGAGGGGGGGGGGTAAAGTTTCATTCCTGACAACACCAAATAATGCTTGCCATTCCTACCGAAACCTGTACAATAGAGTCATGGTTAAGAGAAAAGACAAATTCGATATAAGTGAGGCCTGCGGTTGGTTAGGTATGGTCTTGATTCACGCTGCAACCCTTCCTACTAGTCTTGGAGTGATTCTGGGATATAGTGATAAGTTGCCTCCTTTGAGTATTGAGCCTGTGGTGGTGCTGAACAAAAACCCTGGCTATATTGCTTACCTTGCAAATGGAATGAAACTATGAAAAATTTAGAATGGGAAATCCAGGCCTACGGGTCTCCGAAAGATGATATTCTGGAGTCTGTACAGGATTCTCTGACTTTTAAACTAAGTGGTCCTGGCATGGTAGTGGCTAGTTATCTGTCGGACGCCCAGGAGTTGATTGCTTCTAATCAGTCTGGTACCAATGAAATTGCTCGCCAGTATATCAATATAGCTAAAATGATTATGATGGAA